GGTTAATGCAGACGGAAACAGAATGAACAACTTGACATACCAAGGAGGTACAACTCTTAAGGATAGTTTTACATCTGTTCACTGGTTGGGTGATGATGTCGGAATTAGTCAAGAATATGGTGTTTCTATAGATGCAAACGATGATGATGATGTTGATAAGCGTTCTATAGGCATGACTCAACCATATCCCGAGTCTGAAAGGTTGTATGAGCTGGCAAACACAAACAATAGATTTTACCAAAACGCAGATCGCACAGCCATTGGAGGAAGAAACGATCCTGGTGGCTTCTACACAAAAACTTTTGGATTCTCTCCAGTTCCAATCTTAAGAAAAAAGAAAGGACCAGAAGCCTTTGCACCCGGTTTTCAAGAAGTCTATAGAACGTTTTGTTTTGGAGATCGACCAGGACAACCGGCAAGAAAAATTCAAATTTCCCAAGAGCAGAATTTTCAAAATTTCAAATTTGAAGTGCCAAATAATGTCTTCTCAAATCTTGGAGTTGACATCAGCGTTCTCGCAGGATCTGTCGCTTCAGAATACTCTTCCCCAACAGGTGACAGCTCTCAAGCAGGTTTAGGATCGGAATCATCAATATATGACCTTTTAAAGAAAGTCGATGAGATGGGTCTAAACTTAAATTATGTTGTCCCTTACAAATGGACCGAAGGTAAAGAAGAATATATATTCACCATAACTGTTGATAATCCTACAAACATTGAGGAGACAGCAGGAGGCATCCCACCTGTCCTTTTAACAGCTCAAGCGGAAAGTTTTGACATAAACGAAAAAGCAGTTAAAAGTTATGAAGAAAGAAGCCTTTTGCCTCTTGATACCTCCGCTGACATACAAAGTGCGGATAATAGAACACCTCAAGACAGGATGTTTGCAAACTTAATTGAAGATTCTTTGAGGAATGGTCCAACCATATTCTCTGCTTTAGAGAAAGTTACGAATAAAGAAGATTACCTGTCAGGACTACCATTTAATCTTGGATTTACAACCCCTGGTGCAACAGTCGGTGTTTTAGGAACAGAAGAGGTTATTAAAAATGAACTCTATACAAAACATGCTTATAACGAAATATGGAAAGATATATTTTGCAGCTTCACAAATCAGATTGGTTCGGAAAGCAATCCGTATTTTAATTTAGAGAGCCTGCAAGATCTTGATTTGGCTCCTGCTAAATTAGCAGATCAGGAATGTCCTCCACACTTATTGGACATTGATGCTCTAAAGAATAGAATAAGGGAAGAATATCAAGCAATTGAATGTTTGGAAGCTTCATTTCCAAATGTATCAGGGATTGGTTCATCTTCAAATAGTCCCTTCCAGAAATCCAATTTAGGTGGCGTAATTTTGCTTCTTTTAAGAACATATATCACAGAAATGTTCTTGAAGTGTCTTCACATCTTCTATTGGTTTAAGTACAAAAAACCAGAAGATGTTGATAATTTAATGGTGCTTTATGTCTCCCGGTTTATAACGTACAAAATCGAACAAGAAGGGTTTATTACAGAGTTTGAAAAAGAAATCATTGACCTTTACGAAAGAAATGTTTCTTTATTTGAAGTGCAAGAGATCAAAGAGAAATATGGAGATTACAGTCCGCAAGAGTATGATATTGCATTAAAATTTTTAGTTAGACAGCAAATATGGGCAGTGTCTAATAGGATGTCGCGTGTTGTTGATTCTTCTGGTGATACCTCTGTTGATGCAATTTTGCTTGAAAACTGGATAAGGTTTGCTGATATTCAAAAAGAAGCAGGGGAGGCGAGATTAGATAAGCCTTGTAAGTCTTTATCAGAAGATTTAGAGTATCTTGATCCAAACATGCTAAACGCCGTTATCAACGGTGAACTCTCAAGTCGAAAAATAAAAGAGGCGGGACTTCAAGCATATATCTCGCCTTTGGGATATTTGTTTAGAAAATATTTTAATGTTCAACCAACCGGTCCAACAAACGGTCAAGTATCAGCAAATGGCGATAGTAATTCTTATGATTCAGCTGCATACAAAAAGAATACTTGGTCATTATCGCCGGATATTGCGTCATATGCTAATTCATTAAAATTACAGAATAGTGAATTATCATATACCATAGGAAATGAAACCCTGGGTGCATCTCGTACCGGCACAAGCTATCCAACGTATGGAAGTATCAGCAGAGAGAATTGGCTATTGATAAGTTCAGGTCTTATGGACTTTAACAGTTCTGAACCGAATCCACTAAACTACGACTTTCTTTTAGATAATTTTGATATCTTGGATACTGTTTTAACGTACCAGTACGGAATCTCAAGTGAAGAAAAAGAAGCTATGAAAACTTCAATTCAATTAATGGCAGTTGCAGCAAACCCTGCTGTGTTTACTGAAGGAGATGTAGGAGATATTGGCTCTCATAGGACATTAAATGGCGAACTGTTTTATCCGGGGTATTATTTAAATAAATCATTCCAGCCGAACTCTTTAAATGTTCCGCCACCAATTCAGTTTCCAGATGCCAGTACACGTGATTTGTCTTTACGTAGAAGTGCTGTAATAGAAAACGCTTTCGGCTTCTTGCTTGGAAATTCAAAGTTTGATTATGGATATCGAGCTTATAGTCAAGGTTCAAATTATCAAAGTAACTTTGAATTTGCAACTAATGGTCAGGCAACTTCTCTTGTGTTTAATGGAAGTGCATTTTTCTATGACAGCTCACGTTATCAAGTCGTTAATGATGTTTATGCCCCCCATATTAACCAAGCAGGAACTCCAAGGGGAGATGAAAACATAAGAATTTTAACAACTCCAGGTGCAGTAAGAACAGTTATGTTGGATAATGAAACTTGCGATAGGATTCAAGATTGGCAAAACGGCAATGACGATTGGGGATATGCTGGAGATGATTATAATAATACAGCCCCAGCCTTTAATCGCACTGAACCAGTTTTTAGAATTTCTAACGATCAAAGATACATACAAATTGGACAAAGTTATTTTAGCAATGGCAATGGAACAAGGTTTTTACCAGTTTTAGTTGAAAATTTTGCACCTCGTTATGTTTATGACTTTTTTGGAAATGAATTTAAATTTATTTGGAGATATTACACAGAAAGCGACAGAGACTATGCATCAAGCACAAGAGCTTTAGGATTCAGAATTTCAGGAGATCCTTGGGTCTATAGAGGACCAGAAAGAGTTTTTCAACCTCATATAAAATATAATCAATTAGATCTTGCAGGAAGCACAAATAATAATTCAAATTATTCTTCTAATAGCAACCTTTTGGTTAAAGAAGAATCAACAGCTATTTTTGCTATGCCATCATCAAATAACACTGTTCTAAACCCAGACGGAACCAGAGGAGGTTTACACGCGAGACTTTTTTATCAAGGCGTTGGGTATGTAGATTTAGGGGTTCCTCAAATAGGTCAATCTCCATACCTTTCTTTGATGGATTTAGATCCGCTCTCCATCTTAAAGGTGCTTGTTTGGGAAAGATCTCAAGTAGAGCAAGACAGCAGATTCCGAGACAGAAACGATAATTTTACAAGAGAGGGAATCGACCTTCAATTAAAATATGATAAGTGGATTGCTTCATGGAACGATGCCTATGTTAACTTTAGAAACCTTGAAAAGGGCAGAGGGGAAATAAGAAGCAAATTATCAGAAAAAATTAACAAACTGCCACCTGCTCGCCGACCAATGGAAGAACCACTAACCTGCAACTTTACAAATGGAGGATTCTTATTAGAGCCATATGTCAGATCAGTTAGATATAATCAGGCTGATGCAGATACTTTAGGATTATCTGAAGCTGGAAAACAAAGCTTGACAAATAATATTGATATAGTCAATCGAGCAGCAAATGGAGATGTCTATCTTGAGGGTATTTCAAACATTGATAAATTTCAAGATTTTCTCTATACAATAACCGGCGTTGATAAATTAGAAAAAGAAGTCAGGATAGATCCAGATCTTGTTAACAATGCTTGCGGTCGAGGACTTCCTAACTCACCAAACTCAATAAAAACTTTCACAAATGAAAGTGTTACTTTGGGTGACTATTTTAAGGAAGTTAATTTAGGTCTTCGTTTGTCATACGTCTTCCCTGTTGATAGTCAAAAAATAGATGTACAAGGGGTACAAGATAATGGAGCTTTACCATCAAGTATATTTACTGATTTTCTTAATAGTAATTTTTCAATTGCTGGGAGTCCAACAATTTCTCAAAAATCAAAAGCATATTTTGTGAGAGAAACATCTGGCTCTGCTACAAGAACAGTAAATATTGTTCCAGTTACATCTGTTGAAACACCATTTGATTTAGATATTAGTATCACAGATGCTATTTCTTTATACAGTGATGTTTCTGCTCCAAAATTAGATAGTAACGGATTTTTAATTCCAGAATCACCAGAAAGGGTGAGTTTCATGAGGGCAGTTTATAAGGGAAATTCTGGCTTAAGAAACCTTACAAAACAAATGATTCAGACGGATGATTATGCTTTAATGTTTAAATACATGTTCCCTATTGACAAAATGTTAAGTATCAACAACATTTATTCAAATACATATATGTCAAGTCTCAAAAATATCGATACAATATTTGATGCTACAAAAGAGCAATTAAGACAATTGTTGTTTGCATTATTAGATGCTCAAGATTATAGATCTTCTGCTTGTGCATTATCCAATAGAGATTTTGATGACAGTTTTAGAAACGGATTTGATATCAAGGGCTTGGTGGGTCAACTTGCAGCAATACTTATTCGCTCTCCTCTTCTTATATTTAAAGGATTTATAGAAGTGGCAGATCTTAATGTCCTTGTTTCAAGAAGAATTGTTGATCTTATTCATGTAACCAATAAACAAATTGCAATGGCACAAATGTTAATAAATCAAGCCGCTCAAGCAGCTTCTGATACAGCTTATGCAGTATCTGATAATATTTCTGCGCTTGGAGATGTGGCAAGTGAACTGGGTATTATACCAGGTGGATGCGATGATCTTTTAGCACCAGGTTCTTGTAGACAATCCGCAAGCCCAACGATACCGAGACCAGATGCTTCTTTGTTTGACCAAATAGATGATAGTTTAATTCCTGAACCGCAAGTTTGGGAGATTGGTTTGCCATTGTTTATATTGTCCCTGTTCGGTGTTGGTATTCCAATCACCCCATTTGCACCAGCATATTGGGTATTGGATAATAAACCAAATCCAAATTGGTTAAATTCTATTCCTCCGGCTGATTGGTTAGATAAATTCTTGAGAGAAGGACCACCAGAATCTCCAACCCCATATCAGCCAGGAGATGCTGAATGTAGAGCAGACCTTGGTTTGCCTTCTCCAGGTAATAACAAAGAAAGGCTAAACCAATATTATGCTTCCCTAAACAGTATCACAGACTCTGGAATAATAACAGAAATCACCGGAACTGACCTGGCACGTCTTGGAAGATATGTCCCATGGGGCAGAAGATATACAGAAGTGGTGACGAGAGCAGATGAAGAAATCAGAGAAGTCTTAAGCAGTGCTACAACAGATCCAAATGCTCCCCCTCCCGGTTCAACAGGAGGTTTAGCGGCAGGATTCGACAGCCTGAATATAAGAAATGTTCCTACAGGATCTTCTGGTGGCTCTGGCGGAAGCTCTGGTGGAACTTCATCAGGAGGCGGATTGTCTGGAATATCTGGCAGAGGCGGAAGTGGAGGTTCAGGTACTCCTCCATTCGGCTCATAAGCTAAAAATTTTATTTCATGATAATTATTTCGTTGGAGATGTATCATGGCAAGCGGATTAACACCAAAACTTCCTCTCACTCGCGGATTTTCTAACGATTATTTGTTAATTGATTCGTATAGGGAATTAGTAAAACAGAATGTAAAAAATTTATTATTGACAAATCCAGGTGAAAGAATAATGGATTTAAATTTTGGGGTTGGTTTAAGTGGGTTTCTGTTTGAAAACGACACACCGACCCTTTACTCTGAAATAAGTTCAAGAATAAGTTCTCAAGTATCTCTTTACCTTCCTTATATTCAGATTATAGATATTGTGTTTCTTTCAAACAACAACGATCCATCATTGCCAACAAATTTTTTGAAAGTTAATTTTTCTTACAATATCAAACCTTTGGAAGTGACGGACGAAATTGAATTAACATTACCTAATAACTAATTATTTTTGGAGATTAACGAGTTGCCGAACAATAAAAAATACCCACCGATAAAATACACCTCAAGAGACTTTAATTCTATTAGGCAAGATCTAATAGATTATGCAAAAAGATACTATTCAGACACATTTAAAGATTACAGTGAAGCTGGTTTTGGCTCCTTAATGATTGACAGTGTTGCATACGTTGGCGATATATTATCGTTTTATCTTGATTATAGTGTAAATGAAAACTTTTTAGATACGGCAATAGAGTATAACAACGTTATTAAACTTGGTAGACAGTTGGGCTATAAATTTCAAGGTAGCCCATCATCTTTTGGAGAAGTGGATTTATACATTATTGTTCCAGCCGCCCCTGTTGGTTCTGGACCAGATGAAGATTATATGCCAGTTTTGAAAAAGGGCACTACATTTTCATCGCTAAATGGAAATGGGTTTTCATTAATTGAAGATGTTAATTTTGCAAATCCAGATAATGAAATAGTTGTTGCTGAAGTTAACAACACAACGGGTATTCCAACTTCATACGCTATTAAAACTGCGGGACAAGTTATTTCAGGGATTGTTGAAGTGGAAGAAATAACAGTTGGAGATTACCAAAAGTTTTTAAGATTAGAGCTTGCTTCTCCAAATATCAGCGAAATAGTTTCAGTTGTTGACTCTGAAGGCAATCCATATTATGAAGTAGATTACTTGTCACAAGATGTGGTCTATAGAGCTGTTACGAACAGGGGAACAGATAAGAACGTAACACAAGCAAACTTAAGACCATTTTCAGTTCCACGTAGGTTTGTCACAGAGAGAGATCGTAATTCTACATTTCTTCAATTTGGTTTTGGAACAGAAATTACCGATGTGGATGTTGAGCCACTAATTGAACCAACGAATGCAGTTTTGAGAAGACACGGTAGAGACTATTACAGTGATAGTAATTTTGACCCATATAACCTATTAAAAACTGATAAACTTGGGGTTACACCATCCAACACAATCTTAACTGTCACTTACAGGACGAATGAAGCATCAAATGTTAACTCTGCGGCAAATTCAATTACCAGTGTTGGCTCTCCTTTATTTGAATTTGTTAATCGTTCATCGCTCAATGGTGGTCAAGTATCAACTGTGATTAATTCATTAGAGGTAAACAACTCTGAACCGATTGTTGGTGATGTTTCCTTTCCAAGCATTGATGAACTTAAAAACAGAATATACAGCTCTTTTACTTCTCAAAATAGAGCAGTAACCGAAGAAGATTATAGAATTCTGTGTTACTCAATGCCAAGTCAGTTTGGTGCCGTTAAAAGAGTATCGATAAACAGAGATCCAGACTCCTTTAAGAGAAACTTGAATCTTTATACTATTTCCGAAGATAACTTTGGTAGACTAATAGTTTCTAATAATACTATAAAAGAAAACTTAAAAAATTGGTTAAATACGAGTAGAATGATAAACGACACTATTGATATTTTGGATGCAAAAATTGTCAATTTATCGGTAGAATTTACAGCTATAGCGGAGATAGAAGCAAACAAGTATGATGTTTTGACTGAAGCAATTGAAGAGCTTTCAAATCTTTACAATACAAAATTTGATATCGGTCAACCTTTTTCAATAACAGAAGTGTTTAGTAGGTTGAACAAGATAGATGGAATTGCAGATGTATCAAGAGTAAACGTAAAGAACTTGACTGGATTAAATTATTCTTCCCAAGTATTTGATATTAGCGATAATTTATCAGATGATGGAAGGCACATAAAGGCACCAGATAATGTCATATTTGAAATTAAATTTCCAGATGTTGATGTAAAAGGAACTATTAGATAATGTCAGTAAAAAGATACTTTGCACAAAAAGACAACACCATCACAAATGCTTTTGAAGCAGATTTAGTAACCAGGGGAACTGGAAGCAATATGGGCTTGGCAGACAGCCTTGAAGTTTTTTCTATATATGCACAGGCGAATAGTTCTTCATTAGAAGCCTCAAGGCTCTTGGTTGAGTTTCCAATTACATCGTCAATACTCCCAAACGTTACAACGATTTTGCAAGATAGAAATAATGGAAAAATCCCTGCAAGCGGTAGTGTAAATTTTTACTTGAGAATGTTTAATGTTGCTCACGATCAAACAGTCCCAAGAAATTTTACTTTGGTTGTCTCTCCAGTTTCACAATCCTGGGAGGAAGGTAATGGTTTGGATATGGAAAACTATTCTGACCTTACATATGATGGAACAGGTTCAAATTGGATAAACGCAAGAGCCAATACCCCATGGACGAACCAAGGTGGCGACTTTTTAACTGCATCATCTTATTCCTCTTACAATTATACACAAAATTTTAATACTGGTGTGGAAGATTTAGAGGTCGATATTACCGGATTAGTTGAGCAGTGGATTAAAGGAACAGCTGGTGGAGGATATGGAAATTATGGCGTTGGTGTTTTTCTGACAGGAAGTCAAGAAAGCGGAAATCAATCATATTTTACTAAAAAGTTTTCTGCTCGTGATAGTGAATATTTCTTTTCAAGACCAATTATCGAAGCTCGCTGGGATAGTAGTAGAAAGGATAATAGAGGAAACTTTGTTGTATCAAGCTCTGCTCTAACTGCGGCAAACAATTTAAATGTTCTTTACATATACAATTACCACAGAGGTCAACTTACAAACATTGCTAACGTTGATAATGGCTCTATATTTGTAACTTTACACACTTCCGCTTCTGGAGGAGAACAATTAACAGCGACTCCAAATAATCCTGTGACTGGAGGCTGGGTGTCAACTGGTATTTATTCTGCTTCGTTCGCCCTTAACACAACTGCGAGTACGGTTTATGATCGTTGGTTTAGTGGATCAACATATTACAATACAGGTTCTTTCTCCACTGCAACACATGATCCTTATGATTATAATGATATTGAACAATATGTCACAACTATCACTAACTTAAAAGAATCTTATAGTACATCCGACACAGCCAGATTTCGGCTATTTACCAGATTAAAAGATTGGAGTCCAACTATTTACACAGTAGCGTCAACGGAAATACAAAATTATTTTGTAGATGATGCATTTTATAAGGTCGTAAGAGTTATTGATGACAAGGATGTTATAAATTATGGAACAGGAAGTACAAACCATACAAAACTATCTTATGATGCAAGTGGAAGTTATTTTGATTTAGATATGAGCTTATTGGAGCCAGGTTATTTGTACAGCATTAAGTTTGCTTATTACCTGCAAGGAGCCTATGAAGAACAAAAAGAAGCTTTTAACTTTAGAGTAGAATAAGTGGAATAGAAATGGCTGATATTAAAGATCTTTTTAATAATTCTAAATCAAACAAAATCCTAACCAATACCAGCATTTCTGGAATTGGCGATACAATTGAATCTGCGGATTTTGTTAAATCAAGAGTAAAACAAGCCAAAAAATTTATTCCATCAATTGATTTTACGACAGCTTCAAATTTTGCATTTTATGGTTCAGCAGAAAAATATTACACTGATTCAATAAACTATATAACAAACGAATATCCTTATGATGGTTCCGAAAGAGAAAAGATTGATTGGGAATTAAGCGGAACATACCTGGATAAATATTTTTTTGATAATCTTTATCCGAAAACAAATGGTTATGTTAATATTGGTCAAGAATATGGAACAGTAGTTGCCCCTGCTTCTGGTAACTTCTCTGGTTCTTCAAAAGATGAATACATTAAATTCTATGCAGGACCAAATCAAGCAGATGGATACGATTTTTCAAAATCAATTTCTCAATATTTTAGTGGATCAAATGTTTATGCAACTGGTTCACGACAAGAAAGCAATATCGATATTGATGGAACAAAAGGTTTTAGTGTTGAATTTTGGCTCAAAAAAGATGGTTGGAGCGAGACTGATGAATCTACAGCACAAGTCATTTTTGACATATCTAAAACAGAAGCATCACCAGTTGGTCGCTTAACTACCTACATTGATAGGACTTCGCCAAACGTTATTAAAATAGAGATAGCTTCAGGAAGTGTTTCAGAAGCCGTGTCAGTTGGCTCTAACTTGCCTATAACAGGAAATACCTGGAATCACTACGCAGTAACTTTTAAAAATTCAGGAGCTGACTTACTCACTAAAACTTATTTAAATGGTGAATTAAACTCAACTACGACAGTTGCCAGTGCTGCAATCAACAGAATAACTGGATCCATTTTTGGATATATTGGGGCATTGACTGGAGAAACAGAGGTCTCTGGAATAGGTCAAGATGGCTATGGTAAGTTGTCGGGTTCACTTGATGATTTTCGTATTTGGAAAACCGAGAGAAGTGAAAAGCAAATTAAACAAAATTGGTTCACTTCTGTAAATGGTGGAGCAAATACTGATTATGAATTAGCTGTATCTTCATCAAAAAAATATGATCTTTCAAAAAATGTTGATCTGGGCATTTACTATAAGTTCAACGAGGGTATTTTAAACTCTTCTTCGATTAATTCTCAAGATGCAGTCGTGTTGGATTACGCTGGTAGATCATCCAATGGTGCTTGGACTGGTTACTCTGCCACTTCAAGAGAGACAGGTTCAGCGATGGTGCTTTCCAATGCAGCAAGCTTTGAGCCAAAAGATCCAATAATTTACTCAACACATCCAAGTGTTGTGGCACTAAAAACAAAATATGAAGATGCAGGTAAATTACATGATGCCCAAAATAATTCAGCATTGTATTGGTCTCTCCCAAGTTGGATAACTTCAGAGGAGCAGGGTAATGCAACATCGCCACTTCGTAATTTAACACAAATTCTTGGCAGTTATTTTGATAATTTGCAAATGCAAATTTCAAATATGTCAGAGATTAAAGAAAGAACTTATAAAAATTTACAAAGCGGCTCTAATGTTTCTCCATATATGTCTGAAGTTTTAAGATCGTTCGGAATGAGAAATGACGAGATCTTATCAAATGCAACAAACCTTGAATACCTTGCATCAAGAAACGAAAGAGAGCTTTTTGAGAAAAAGATAAACGAAACAAAAAACTTAATATATTCAAACATATACAATAATCTTTCTTACATTTACAAATCTAAAGGAACAGAGAAGTCCTTTAGAAATCTTATAAGGTGCTTTGGTATTGATGATGAAATAGTCAATGTTAATCTTTACGGAAACAATTCAGAATACCTTTTAAGAGAGAACGAGACATATACGGTTGTTAGAAAAAACACAGTTGACTTTTTTGACCCTGATAGATTTGATTCTGTGGTTTATTTATCTGCATCATCATCTGATACAGACGCCCAAGGGTATATAAAATTTGATAACTTGCCAGCTAATGTGGGTAGTACATTTGAGTGTGAATCTCACTTTAAACCAAATCCTCCAAAGAACCTAACAACATCTTTTGAAGTCGGCTTTTTGTCTTCATCTATATTTGGATCGCATACGCATTCTGGATCTGGTGGTTGGGCAAGTCCAGATTATGGAAACTTTCAAGTTTATTCTGTAAGAAAAAGTTTAGATAGAGATGAGGCGTTTTTTGTATTAACAGGGACTGCTGGCGGGTTTATGCCCGAATTAACAAGTAGCGTTTTCAAGGATGTCTACGATAACTCAAAATGGAATTTTTCATTAAGAGTATACCCAGAAGATCCGTTTGTAGGCTCTGTTTCAGGCAGCAGCACATCAGATTACACTGTAAGATTCACAGGATATCAATATTCTCTTGATGTTTTAGTTAATAGCTTTGATGTAACATCTTCTATTTCTAACGCAGATGCAATAAACTTTTTACAAGCAAGAAAGGTTATGTTTGTTGGTGCTCATAGAACAAATTTTACAAGCACGGTTTTGCAAAAATCAAATGCACAAATTTCAAGTTGTAGGGTTTGGGCAAAGAAGTTAGAAGATGAACAACTAAAATCACATGCCAAAAACCCATTTAATTATGGCGTTAAAAGCCCCGGAGATAATCAATTTATTTCTATTTCGGGATCGGAAGTTGGACAAAACCAAGATGATCTACCAGATATTAAGACGCTTGCTCTTAATTGGGACTTTGAAACAATTACTGGATCAAACTCTGGTGGACAGTTTGTTGTTCCAGATTATTCATCTGGTTCTGCTGGAATAACTGGTTATGGATTTTTAAATGACATTACTCAAATTCAGCATCCTGGTTTGGGAATATCTTTTCCAGCAAGCTCAACAGATGTTGTGGAAACAAAATTTGTAAATTCTTCTGTTCAAAAATTACCAGAAGTTATCAACAGTTCCAATATGGTGTCTGTTATTTCTCAATCTGATGAAGAATTGTTTACGAGAGAAACCAGACCAACACAATATTACTTCTCCTTTGAGAAGAGCATGTATTCTATTATTTCAAAAGATATTTTGAATTTCTTCTCCACTATTAAAGATTTTAACAACCTGATTGGTGAACCAGTTAATCGCTATCGTCCAGAATATAAGCAGCTTGAAAAATTAAGACAAATATACTTTTCAAACGTTGAAAATGATTTAGATTTTGAAAAATTTGTTGAATACTATAAGTGGATTGATTCATCTATTGCGACAATGCTGGTTCAACTTGTTCCTGCTTCTTCTAACTTTATGGACGGCATGAACAACGTTATTGAAAGCCATGTCCTTGAAAGAAATAAATATTGGTCAAAATTTCCTACTGCGGAAGAAAAGAGACCTACAGAGCTTGAAGCGCAAGCAACCAGCCCAGCACAAGTCAGTAGTCCTTACTCTGCCCCTCAACGGTCTTCACTACTCGCGCCATCTGAACAAGACCGAATAGAAGATATTTTACTTCAACAACTTTTAGATGATATTAGAAACAGAGAAAAAATTGATAAAGAGTATGTTCAATTAAAATTAAAAGAAATCGCAAAAGTTATTGGACCAGAAGCAGCTTCAAAATTTACAGTTCCTGTACGAGAGGCACTCAATGACAGAAAGCTTTTGGAGGCTGAAGGGAAAACAAGAACTGTTTCAATCACTTCTGTCATTTCAGAGTCTCCAATTGTTTATGATGGTGGCTCAAACACGAGCAACAACAACAAGCACACTGACTACACAAAAGAGCAGCTTGAATTAGGCTCGGACACAACCCTTTCAGTGCCAGCAAATCAAGTCAAGTTAAAGAAATTTAACAGCACTAAAAACAAGACTTTAGGAAAAGGCAGAACTGAATTTAAATTTCAAAATTCAAAAGAGCCTCTTGGTTATTTAAGCGATAAAGGATCGACTGCCGCCCCATTTGGACTTTATAGTTCATCAGTGGAAAGTGGGTATGTTTCGCAGATAAGAGGTAACTTCAATCCAACCGACTCCACATTTCCAGAATCATTAACAGCGAGTATCGATGTTACCAATTATCATGATGATTCTTACGGCGAAGGAGGAATCCCAGTTCAGGGTCCATTCACTCAAGAGCATGTAGGTGGAAAGCAGTATAGGCATCAAGGAATCGTAACAACCCCTCAAGCAAATGGTGATTTAAGAGCAGAAGGGTGGAACCTTCAAGTATCCGGCAATTCTATTGAATTGTCTGCAAGAACTTATACACAAGCAAGAGCTACACAATTAAGAGATGGTCTTGCAAAACGCCCAGTAAATATACAAAACATAAAGTATAATACCGGCTCACAAACTGTTGGAAACTATCAACATGATTATGAAATTTTTCAAACAGTTGGGAGAACAACAAACGATAGATACGCTATAAAAACAGAATATGCAACGCCAACTAATGGTTCGTCATCGTATGTAAAAGATCTTTTTGAATATGAGCTGCCACGCTATGACTTAACCGGAACAAATAAATCTATTTTTGTTGAAAGGTTTTCTGCTCCTGGTGGTCCTGAAACTACAGCTGGAGGTTTAAATGTTTTCGGTGCAGAATATTCAGTCTACAATACTATCAATTACAGAAACCTAGCTGTAAGAAATGCTCTGGATGAGTGGTACACAGAACATGCTGGTCAGTTTGGTATTAAGTCTGGAAGCTCTGTGAGAGAAGAGGATTACAATACAAACGCGGCATATCATAAAACCAATCGAAACCCTCGCCATGTTGTAAAAGAAAATAACGATTGTGCTGTTACATATGACAACTGGTGGCTACAACATGCAATTCCGCAAAGTGCGTTTCAGTATGCTTGGATAACTTCTTCTGTTTCCAAGTCTGCATGTGATACGTTTGGGTATGTGACGCCTTTTACATCTCCAAGCGGCTCGACATCCGTGACACAATCTGCACTTCCGTTTATAGCACAAAGTTCAGTAAACGCATCTGATATCTTTGTTGATTTCGTTGGCTTAAATACTCTTATAATCGATCCTATAAATCCCGACTCAAACATATTAAGTTCTTCAACAAGCACTTATAAAAATACAGACATAGCATCTATTTCAGATGGAGATGTTCCAAATTCTTTATTCGTTCACAGAAATGGACCATATGGTGTTTCATCGTGGAGTCAATTAAGAAACGGTGATTCACCGATAATAAGATACCACAATAAAAACAATACTTTATCAGTATCTCCAGCCCCTTCAGTTGTCACGATTCAAAACGGAAGCGGCAGCGGACAGGTCGCCCAGTTTTTGAAGAGGAAACCAGATACGTTTAAAAACTTTACAGAGCCTCCTGTAAGTTTCAAGAATAAACCACTTAAAACAAAGTTTTCTGATCCAAGCGGTGAAACTGCCACTATTCAACACGAGTACAGCAACAAGAAGCAATACTTCTCGCAACCTATTGGAAATACAGGATCTATTTCTGACTATATTGGCTTTATTGAGCCAGAATCTAAAGAAATGTATGATAATGTTTATTCTTCAGAACAGACAAGACAAACCATTCTTAATAACAAATATGGCGAAGTTATTTATCCGCGTGATGCAAGAACAGGCTTGGCGCAAACAAGAACAAGGGTCAACTATGCAGAAACTGCAACAGTTACCGACGGTTCTGCTTCATTCTCAACAGGATCAAATGGAATTGATCGTGGACCACTTTTGCGACGTTCAATATGGAGAGACAACGATTCTTTAAGAAATCGCAGAATATTTTTTGAAGGTGTTGAATATAATATAAGTGGCACCAACTTTACAGGCTATTATCCAGATATCGCCACTACTCTTCCAAACTCACAAGGCTTCCTAGACGCCTCCGCCACCAGTATTTATGGTTTGGGGAGGACCCCATTAACTTTTTGGGACACAAATGTTCTTTCTGGAGGAGCAGCGAGGTTCGTAGGTCAGGCACTAGCCCCCACAGGAACTTTGGAAGGTTATGCAAATGATTCCAGTTATTTTGTTGATTTGTATTCTGATACGGGAGAATTGAATTCTGCCAATTGGCAAACAATTGCTGGGTATATTGGCATCTCTTCAGGTAGCGGCGTAGACGGAACCTGGGCTAACAAGACCACTTTCTATCCCACTGCGTCCGCTTACTATTATCATCGTTCTAAAACTTTGGGTCAAAACCAAACAGCATCTTTAAACAAGCTAGCATGGAGAACAGCAGAACTTTCAGGCAAGAATCCGTGGTATGATTCATATGAAGACTATACACAAGACATCAGCAAAGCAGCAAAAAACTTCACGATCATTCCAGAATTTAAAATTTCAGATCACATGAAATATTATTCTGAATTAAATTTCAGAAAAAACAATGATAAATTCTTAATATTAAATGGCGCAAATGTAACCTCAAGTGCAAATACTGAAGAGCAATCTGACGGAAGTCGTTTGTTCAACGAAGAGTTTTTTAATGAATACTCTAATACTGATTTTCAACAATATTTTGGAAAGTTTTCAAGCGATTTAGAACTTGGTAAAATAACATTAACGTGCAATGGTGTTAAAAAATTATTACCATATAATGGTTTTTATCCATCTCACAGGACATTACAGTTGGCATCATTGTTTTCTCAATCTTTGGGACCCCACATTGGAGGTCTTGGTTGGAATGATGGTTCTCCAATTAACTCAAGCTTTCAAAATTCTGGAGCATTGGCAGTACAATCAATGTTACAGCCATACTTTGCACCAGGTATTTTGTACAATACGATAAAGTCTGGTATTGCAGTTGATTGGGCTGCATACACCGGAAGTAATGACTCACAAGGGTTAGAAAACGCAGACCAGACGTATGGTTTCGCTTTAGGGCAAGCATCAAATTATAGAATCCCTTTTGAATCTATTTTGGACCCATTAAGTAATATTGGATTTCCCGTTAGTTCTTCTGACGGAGAAGGGAAATTGCAGCTTCTTTATCCTACATATACCAATCTTAATCAAGGAGAAAATAATACTCCAAGAGCATTTTCTGAAGCTCGTAGACCATTTGCTCAAATTACAGATTTTTCTAGAGCAAAAGCCATATCATCAGGAGATTACAATCTTTACAGACTTGGTATTAATAATTTTCTTGCAGAAACATCAAAATTCTTTTTAGAAAATCAAGAGCTTAAATCGATAAGCTCCAAAAGACAAGAAGAAATATCTTTAGTTTCAGGAACCGCTTATTATATGGATGTTGTACTGGAAAAGGATCCAAACGTGGTCATGATAGAGGATTATCTCTTTGAAACAAATAATGGACAACCAACCTCCATAACTCAATTTAGAACTTATAATGGTCAATTTTTTGGACCACCCACTCTTGGAGGATCTGGTTTTGGTGACTTGTCCTCAAGCTGTACAGTAAATCTACCAGGAATTGGAGATGCGGTTTTATACAATACACTTCCAGAATTTGGATATTTTCAATTCACAGAAAATGCAGGAGATCCTCTTTATGCACCTTACACTCCACCATATTTTTATGGAAAATCAAAAGCGACTATCAAGTACATTGCCGATGATGATGATGAAAAGGGAAATTTTAATTATAAAAAGTTATTTGAAAAAGCAACCGTGACATACGGAAATGAACAGCTGAAAGAAAAGTTTACAAAAATTCAAAAAAGATCTGATTATATAAACTGGGTTACTTCATCGAATGATGGCTCCTTCGTATGCTCAAGTTCTGCGGCATCGGAATACTTTGTTTTGTCTCGTTCATCAGGTGGTGGCTCGTGGAATTTCGGCGCTACTTCTGCAAACTCACGTGCAGTTGGAGAAGGTCAATTTTTGGAATGGAAGGCTGCCGGTAGTAGTAACAAGAACCGTATGGTAGGATTAAATAATAATCCACCAGCTGCCACAACATACACTGACATGGAATATGCGATACACATGCGTTCCGATGAAACACTCAACATATTTGAAAATGGTGTCAATGTGTATAGCAATTTAGTATCTGGTGCCTTTTCTCCGGGAGACTGGTTTAGAATTTTGATCGAAGAAGACGGTACTGTGAAATATCAAAAATCTTCAGCTAATGTTAATACAAATTACCCTAATGGAAATGAACGTGTAGGAGATTTAGATTCGGCTGGAAGCTCTGTTACTTTATTTAAGTATGCACAGCCCGGTTCTTATGACACGATTTTTGTAAGTAATACATCTTCTACAACTTACACGACAACCGGCTCACTTTACCCAGATGTCTCCATGCAAGATAATAATGCAGCTATTGCTTATGCACAAGTCTCTACAATAAGGCAAACATATCCTGCGGAAGAAGGAGCGATGCAATTAAGTTCGTCTTTGAACACCTTTGGTATTCTAACTGAAAAACAATCTCGTTTTGACGATAAAGGAAACTTAATTGAAGTTGTTGATGACCCAGCTGAAAGTCGAAACAGGTGGATCATTAGTCCAAAAATGGAAACACCAATCCTTGATTTTAGTAACCAACCTCGCGTTCAACAGTTTGGTCGCGGTATGTGGAGCGGGTATGGGCAATTACTAACATCTAGTAATGGCGTAACATTTGGGATTGAAGAGACATTTAAAAATGGTTTTGCGGAAGGTTCAGGTTCCCTTGTGGAAAAATGTTTTGATACACCACAAATAAGAAAAGTTGGAGAGATTGCAGATATCAAGAAAATCAGCGAAGCAATCGTAGCAATTCCTTATTCTCCAAACCCTCATGGTAGAGGATCAAAATATGCCGAAACAACACCTGTTTTGGATAGAAACTTTTTTAGAATCAAAACTCGCACATTTGACTTCTACAAAAAATGGTATGAAGCAAATAAAAATGGTAACTTATCAAGTATTCCTGTAGACGAAGAAGGCAACAAAAAACCAAGTGAGTCAATCACAAAAATGCTTTCTATTGCCGGAGATTATGTATTACCTCCAGAAATTGACTTTATGACCTACGACAGTGGAAGAACAAGAGTTAACCCATTTGCGATGTATGTATTTGAGTTCAATCATTATCTTGACTCACAAGACTTGGCTGATATTTGGCAAGGTGTTATGCCAAAAATCTCAACAAATCCAGAGTTTTCTGACCCGTCTGTTGACAATAATATCTTTAGTCACGCAACAGGAAAGGATGAATTTTTCCACGGAAAACAGCTTCCTCCTGATACACGATGGATGGTGTTCAAGATTAAGAAACGAGCAGGATACAATTATTTTGAAGTGACTCCAACAAATTCTGATGACGAACAATTCAATCTTGCATTTAGTTTGGGCAAAGATAACAAGCTAAAATATAGCTATAACTGGCCATATGACTTTTTCTCTCTTGTTGAACTTGCTCAAGTTGAAACAGAAAACACTTTCGTTTCCAGTGACGATCAAATTGATGAAGAGGATAATTAGTTAAAGAGAAAATCATATGAGGTTTTTAAACGGAAAAGAAGAGGTTATTGATATCGAGATTACTTCTTATGGTAAGCATCTTTTATCTAAAGGAAAATTTAAGCCTGTTTATTATAGTTTCTTTGACGATGGAGTTTTGTATGATGGGTTATATGGTGGCGTAACTGAAAACCAAAATGATATACAAGACAGAATTAAAAACGAATCTCCACGTTTACAGTGTCAATCAAACTATGCAGGCGTTGAAACTCAAGCTAATCATTTAATCAAGGATTTCCGTGATCCTAATGGCAATTTAGGAAATATCCAAGTTGGTGTTGAGAACGGTATTCTAGTTCTTCAAGATGGCACAAATGTAAAAAAATATGCTGGACCAACAATACAAGCGACTGTAGATAAGTTTTATTCCTTGAAGTATCCTC